AGGTCTACGACAAACTGGGCGTAAGCGATCGCCTTGAACTGGCGCTGTACTGCATGCATCACAAGCTGCTGGAGAACGGCAACGGCGTCAATGAGGCCGCCGGAATTCGGATAGAAGCCGCTGCTGCCGCCGGCTCGACGGCACCGGCTGGTGTGCTCATCCGCAAGTAATCCTTAGAGAATACTGGCCGCAAATCAGGAATCCACAGGCCTGCAGTGCACGGGTGCGCTACAATACAATAGTCCGCGCAAGAACCTACTGCAATATCAAGCGGAGAGATGGCCGAGTGGCTGAAGGCGCACGCTTGGAAAGCGTGTGTACTCGAAAGGGTACCCAGGGTTCGAATCCCTGTCTCTCCGCCAGCAATTCTGTTAACTGCATATAAAATCAATAATATAGATGAATGTAAACGACTTGTATCGGTTCTTGCGTGTCTGTCTGCTCCTCTGAATCTGCATAAATCCCTAAATTCTTCAATGAAAGCGCGACAAAACAAAGACAGCGCGACAAAGAAAGGCCCGATAGCTGCTTGCCGGAGTTCCGCTGGATCAGGCGGCGGTATTGTTGGGACACAGTTCGAGCAAGGCGTGATGAATGCGTGGACCTAATCTTCCAGGGCTTCCACAGTCTGCAGATTGTTCGTTGGCAGGAAGGTGAATCGGCTCCGCACGAGCCCGTGGGAAGACACGGGCAAGCGCCCGCGAGGAGAAGCGGGTTGCGCACGGAGCCGAACTTGTGGGGGAAACTATGCTGCGACGGGAGTTGCAGCCTTGATCTGTGCGACCCAGCTCTGGATGGCCGGGATCAATACCTTGGCCTCGTTGACCACGAGGTTGACGATGGTGGTTACCTCTTTCTGCAAGGCAGGGTTCTTGATGGCGATTCCAGAGAGAAGCTGCGGCACGGTTGTCGCGAAGTTCTCCAGGTTGGTCAGCAAGCTGGTACCGGAGTTCGCCGCCTGTGCCGCTGCGGAGACTGCCGCGAGTCCGGTTTCCGCGACTGCCAAGCCCGCGGCGACTGCCGGTTCTGCGCTGGGGTCCGCAAGTGCTACCGCTGCAGTAATCACAGGCGCGACTTCGTTGACGAAGTTGTCGACCGTCTGGAGTGCCGCCGGGGCTTTCTTGAACAGCTTTTCAAACTCAACCGCGAACTTCTCGGCATCGGTCTTAGTGGCCTTCAAGAACTTCTCAACATCGACTTCGATTGTGGACAGTACGCTCATAGCTATGTCGCTTTCTGCCCGCTGATCAGGCGGGCCTACTGGTTTGGGAGTTTGGTGGCCTTGAGTGCAGCCACGTTGACCGAGAGGGCATTCAGGAAGTGAAATGCCCAACGATAGAAACGGGAATCTTGGTCGGTTGGTGGCTCTAGCGCTCCCACCGCGGCCATAAAGACCATGTAGGCCGCGCCCACGGCGTAGAGTTGCCAGTTTGCGAAGATGTTCATTCTGCTTTCAATCCCTTCTCGACAAGCGGGGTTTCCATCTGTGACACCCGAGCTACGGAGGCGAGCTTCTCGCTCTGAGCTTGAATCACAGGAAAGAGCACGGCCTGAACTTTGTAGAGGAAATAGCGGATGAGCTTTTGCGATGCTTCCGCTTCAAGCTCCTGATCCGTCAGAGCTTCGTTAATATCAGAAGTCAGGAGATTGAATCCCTGAGTTTCGGTGAACGGTTGCGATTGGTAGAACTCAATCAGTTCCGACGTTTTCATTTTCCCAGTATTCCTTTCGTGTAATAGCCAGGCTCAGTCAGGCCGAGAAGCCCCTTACCGATTGCGAGCGTAGTGTGAATCTTTGGGTGATTGCCCGAGTACGGCGCGAGGAAGCGCCTATCGAAATCACCGACCATCGTCGCGGAGTTTCCCGCGAGGTCTCCGATGTTCTTCGCCGCCGTTGCCACCAGTGGCCCATTGATGAAGTTGCCAAGCGCGTCCGACGTGTTCGTCAGCGAGTGCTCGAATGCAGGTAGCGGTTCGAGCGCGGCATTCAAGCGTGGAGGAACAGAAGCGTAGGCATCGATCGCAGCATCGATCTTCTGTTTCGTTTCCGCCGCGGGCTTCTCAGCTTTCGTCACGTCAGCATCAACGTGAGCAACCAGCTTCCCCGCTTTGCTGATAGTCCCTGTGGCCGCGTCCGCCGTGGCGCCGAACTTGATGACGAGAACTCCGACCTTCGTGACAACGCCGTTCAGGTTCTGCATGGCCGTGTCAGTGTCCTTGGAAGCCTGCACAGAGTTCTTAGCAGCCAGTCGCGCCTCGCCGACTAGGCCATCCCCATGTACCAGTGTGTCTTTCGCCGCTCTGACGCTCTCAGGGCCGTACTGGACCGTTAGGCAGGCTAGGACGCCACCGATGATGAGCAGCTCGGCTATCAACGCGCAGAGCATCCATTCTTTGAATGTTTTCGGCATCAGAAATCCTCCCAGTCGGGAATTGAAACGGTTTGGCCGGCCAGCTTGTGTGTGGAGTCCTGAAGAAACTGGATATTGCCGTTGGTTACGAACGAGTGGCAGCGGCGCTCAGTACGCCATTCCTTGAACTCATCCAAGGCATTCGGATTCGCGGGATAGGTCACCAGAATTGAAGGTGTGAACGTCGGCGCATCCATGCTCCCGTTCCATCCCCAGACCGGGTGGTCACCGGAAACGCGAATCATGTGGCCGCATTCGCATCCGGGGCAGTGAAAGACAACGTGCTGGTCGTCTACTTTGTGAAGTTTTGCCATGGCTCACATCCCGTCCGTGAGGTATCCGTGGTGCAGGAAGCCGTGATAGTTCCCGCAGACGATTGAGCCCGCACCGGCGCTGCAAGTGTTGCCAGCCTTGTCGACGTGGAGGTCTGGCGGCTCGCCATGACGGCACCAGCAGCGATGAGTGCGATCGTTCGGCAGCGTGCAGTTGCTCGCACGCGAGTCGATATTCCACTCACCACCTGGTGTTTTGACATGGAGAGGGGCTTCGAACAGATTGTCCCAGTCCCAGTCGAAGAGCTGCTGTCCCTCCGGACTCTTCCGCTGTTCGGACATCAGCCAGGAAGCACGGTACATTGCGCCTACCGGAAAATCGCGGATGTGCTTTTGAACTTCTCCGTTATCGACGCGGCGCCAGTACGATCCGCTATGGCTGCCATGCTCCGTCTTTTCTTCCCAACTCTCACCCGTCTCTTCAATCAAGAAGCATTTGTATGGCATCGTTCCCTCGCTTAATGGCAAATGGCCCATGCCAGTAGGCAGGCCAAAAGAAAAGCGCCCCACTCGAGGGCGCCCAAAGGTCTACTCCGTACCTCGCGGTCCATGCTGTTTCTCCATCTCTTCAATCCGCACCAGGTAGATTCCGGTGTGCTCGTACTTGGGATCGGCAGCCGCCTTCTTCTGACACCCGCCGCATACTGCGTACCCACCTTGAAGGACCGCGATAATTGCGCCGCACAACGGGCAACGAATCACGAGGCCGGCACCGCCCTAAACTCGGCCGCTTCTGCTTGCCGTCTGCGCAATAATCCGGCGACGACCTGACCGCCGCACTTGTCCCACTTTTCGAACTCGTTCGCCGCGTCCGTCATGTCGTCGGCATTGACGAGTTTCAGCAGCGTTGAATGGTCGAAGTTTCCACAGCCGCAGTTGAAGGTGAAGTCTACGAGCGCATCGAACTCAGGCTGCGTGACTGGTACCTTCACCAGCTTGTTCACTTCCGATTCGGCCCAGAGGATGTCCTGTGCGAGCCAGACATTCGCCTGCTCCTGCGTGCAGGTCATGCCGGGATACACGTCCCTGGTATGGCCGAAAGCGATGGTCCAGATGCCTTTTGAATCCTGATAGGCTACAAGCTTGCAGCCCTCAAACTGTTCTGTGAGGTGGAGTCCTGGTTGCGAATATTGCATTGCTATCTCCCTCTTAAAACCTGAATCGCCTTATCCATGAACCAACCGATCAGGCCGCCGATGAACACGAGCATGGCGCCCGCCCCGAGCGCGAAATTGATTCGTTCGGTGTGGCTTTTGACTTCTTTCATCAGCCCACCGTCGCCCTCTTTCCCACGCACGTCCTCGTCTAGCCGGTCAACCCGCGTCAGGAGTTCCGTATGTTCGTTCTGCCGTTGCGAGACCAGCCGAAACAGCTTCTGCTGCTCGTCGCGCAGTTCCTTGAATTCCTTCTGCATCTCCAGTCTCAAGTTCGAGAGTTGCTGCTGAATCAACAACTCGGACGTGGGTGCAACTTGCGCCCCTGAGATCATTGGCTGTTCTCCCCAAAATAATTGGCTAGCAAATAGAAAAGCCGCCCTTTCGAGCGGCCCAGGTGAAGTGTCCAACGAACCTACGGCCAGTCGGGCCGCGTCGGGAGAGTTCCCGTGCCACCGGAAACAATGGAGCGCAACGCCGTGCGATACGTCACCCAGGCCGCAGGCAGCGTTGTGCCGGACTCGACGCAACGTATAACCTGAATGTCCGAAGCCGTAAGCAGCGATTGCGCCTGTGCCTGCAACGCGGCCTTGGCCGCAAGGACTGACGGCGCAATGTAATTCGGAAACGCTGCCAGCAGTTCGGCATCGCTCGCTAGGTGATCGAAAACCACCTCACCTGTAACCTGCATCCCATCATCGATGGCTCGCATCGACTGACCATTGTTTGAATATGCGTACATTGCTCATTTCTCCTTACAGGTTGTCTTCCCAGCCGTTCACGAAGATTTGTCCCAGTGACGTTCCCGAAATCCAGTAGATGCTTGATGATTCGAGCAACATATCCGCTGCCTGTGTCCACGCCTGCAAGTA